TATTATTTTAGCTTTGTGTATTGGATTGTTTTATACTAATTGGTATAAGTTTAAACCAGCCCAACAAATCAACGATACAACCATTCAAAATAGGCTAAATGATAACCTCAGAATTGATACTATCATAAAGAGATATGATTCTTTAATTTACAAAACCAAGATTAAAACCAATGAAAAAATTATTTATATCTATCTTATTCCTGATAGCGTTTTGCTTGACAGCATTAAGTCAGGACTGCAAAAATTTGACTCACTCGGAAATGCGAAAAATACTTTCAATCATGGAGCAGAATAGAAGTAACAGTATCATTGCTCATACACAGAAAGAGGTAATAGAAATTCTTGAAAGAAAAGTAGGAAATTACAGAGATATAGCCGAGCAATACCAGTATCAAACCAAAAGTTTAGAAAAAGAAAACTCTAAACTTCAATCTAAATTAAAACTTCATCAAAAACTTAGCCTAATTGCTACCACTTCAGCCGTTATTTTAGGCCTAATCATTATTTTATAAAAATTAATCTTACTGATTTATAGCACTTTACAAAAAGTGAGGGAATTATTTTGTCTATTTTGTTTGCAGGTGTTTGCTATTGTAAACCATTATACTATCTTCGTTCTACAATTAACCACTTTAAAAATAACTAATTATGAAAAACCAAATCACAATCGGCAAAGAAGTTTCAAACAAAATGTTAAACGGCAGAACTTGCAAACCAACCTCATTTGTAGGAGAAGATTCAGTAAGAGTTAAGTTCACTTACTGGTGTAAAAATTCAAGAACTGAAAAGTCATTCTTTAAAATTTATTCAATTGCAGAATTTGTTAAAGCTATCAACTAATATGAAAACAAATAAATGGATTTCTTTGGAAGGTGACATTGATTTTAACTTATCTGTTAGATGTATCAATTTACCATTAAACAAGAAGAATTACAAACTACTTGATAGGTATTGCAGAAAAAATAGTTATAGGAGTCGTTGTGTACACGAATGGGATTGTTGTGGATGCGTAAGTTCAGTAACTACTTGGCTAAAATATGTTAATACCAGTCATTATGGAATGCCACAAATAGCCATTTATCAAAAAATTAATTTCAATTACTAACATGAAAAAACTACTTTACATCATTTTAGCTCTTGCCTTATTCCAGTCAACTGCTTACCTACCTTACAAGTTCTTTTTACCTATGCTGGTAGCATCAATCTTAATTATCATTACACAAATCAACCTTTACATATATGACCGAAAAAAAACGACTGCAAAGCTTTAGACTAAGCGAAGAATTGATTAGACAGATTTCAATTCATCAGGACAAAATCAATCAAACCCGCTCAGCTTATGAGGGTATCTACACAAAGGACCAGCTCATTACTGATGCGATTAAACACTTTTTAAAATCTAAATAACATGGACAAAATTAAAATTACTTTTGAAGCTTACGGAATTAAGCATTCAGTAGAAATGGATGAAGGCTGCGATATTTTTGAACTGTGCAGAGTAGTTTCTAACTTAATTGAATCAATGACTTTTCAGCCTGAATCAATTATTAGAGGTTATGAAAACGAAATTAAAAGATTGGAGGGGCAACTATGACCTTAGAAGAATTCGCAGAAGATACCATCACTAATTGGTATGCAATGGGTCAAAAAGATTTCCCTACTTGTTTACAACTTGCCGAGAGTTTAGGCTTATGGAATTTCGCAGCTGAGCTTAAACAAATGGAGCAAGAGAACCAGCAGAATCAAAGAGATGCAATTAACGATTTTAAAGATTTAATTTATCAAATTTCAAACCCCTTTAATAATGGATACTAAATCACCAGTACAATGGTTGGCAAATGAGGTTCAAGAATACTCATTAATCAATCCAAATTTAATGCCTGCTTTTAAATTGTTAGTAGAACACGCATTAAAAAAAGAAGAGCTAAAAGCTAAAGAAGAATACCTAAAAGGATTTACTAATTCAACATCAAACAATTTAAACTCATTTGAACTATGACACTATTTATCAATCGTTTACAAAGGCTAATCAAACTTAGACAATTAGCAATTGAAGACTCAAACATTTGCAAAAAAATCCAAGCCGACCTACTTATCAGGCAAGTTTCGGAAAAAATTAACTACTTAACCCACTTTAGCTATGACCAAACCAATTAAATCTAAATACCCCGAAAAACTCGTAATTAGATTAAGGCAAATTGAAGCATCTGAAGAGCTGGTAGAGGCTTGGCAAACTTACAATCAGGCGAGACGATTTGTAGATAAGTACGAAACAGAAGAAAACTACTCACAGATGGCTCAGGCACTTGAAAACTGGCAAATAAAAAACAATAACTTAGAAAAAATCAATCAAGAAATTAACCAATTTACTAATTTAAAATTCTATGGAAAACCAAAACTTAACACATTGGAAAAAGCTGACTAATCCGAACTACATAGGAAGCGAAATCCTACAACCTGGTCAAGAATTAAAGCTTACAATTGAGAAGGTTCAAAAAGAACAAGTAAAGACTGCTGAAGGATCGCAAGAATGTATCGTAGCTTACTTTAAAGGAGGCCAAAAAGGAATGATAATAAACAAGACCAATGCTAAAATCATTACTAAAATTCTGGACACTCCTTACATTGAACACTGGGCAGGCAAATCAATCATTATCTATGCTGCGAAAGTTCGTGCATTTGGCGAAACAGTAGAAGCATTAAGGGTAAAAAATCAAAAAGCATAAATATGAAAAAAATAACTGCTATGCAATTGATGCTTGAAGAATTAATGATTCACGAATATACCATCCCACTTGAACTTATTGTACTTTGTAAAGAGTTAATTGAATTGGAACAAAATCAAATTATGGAATCTCATTTATCTGGATATCAAACTTATTACTTTTATAATTTAGATGGGACAATGATTTATGATTCACCTGAACATTATTATAATGAAATATATGGAGGTAACTATGTTTGATAACAATAGATTCGGTTTAATAACCGGCAGTAAATGCTCAGTACTATTCCCTAAAAGAAGTGCCGAGAAAGGCCAACGAACCTATGCTAAGCAATTAGCAAATCAAATGTTCTTTAAATTTTATGATGAAAAAGGAACTTGGCAAACAGAACATGGTCATTTAGCAGAAAGTTCAGCCTTTGAATACTACCAGCAACATTTTTGTAAGGATGCAGAATACCAGCCACCATTTGAAATGTACATGGAATTCGGAGGTTCAGCAGATTGCATCGCACCTGAATGGGGAGTAGACTTTAAATGTCCAACAAGTTTAGAAACTTGGTTAGATTATCTACACGAAGGAATAGACGAGCAACAGTATTATCAGGCTCAGATGTATATGTTCCTTTATGACCGCCCAGAATGGCATATTTGCGCCTACTTACTTGAGACAAACCGAATGAGCGACAATGGTTTGACTTATCCAGTAGACCATGACAAACGAATGATAATAACTAAGGTTAAAAAAGAAGAAGGCTGGAGCGATTTACTACTTGAACGAGGCGAACCAGTTATCCAAATGAGGAACGAATTTTATAACATCTTAATACAAAACTTTAAATGAAACAAACAGCAGTAGAATGGTTATTTAACCAAATTAAAAAGGACATAATTGGCATTGAATACGATTATGCAGATGAATTAAATCAAGCCAAAGAAATGGAGAAGGATCAGATGATTGATTTTGCTTCTTGGATAGCCAAATCTGAATGGATGAGTATTTGGGTAGTTGATAAGTGGATGTGGGAATCCCAAAAAGAAAATTCAAATACAAATTACAAAACGGATAAAGAACTATTTGATATTTACTACAACGAAACATACGGAGGTACAGATGAAATTTGATAACCCATTTTTAAGAACTTTAGCCAAAAAGTACAACTTTAATGTGCTTGAAGAATGGGCCATCTACATTCAGAATGCCAAAGACAAAGACAATTTAAACGAAATTGAAATGATGATTTACGAACTGGCAAAGATTAGCGGATACACATTTGAAGATATCAGAGGAACTTGCCGAAAACGTGAGCTTACAGAAGTAAAACACATTGGTAGATACATAGCTTGGAACAATAAGTTAGGTTCATTATCCGAAATTGGTCATGCATTTGGTCATAAGGACCATTCAACAATAATCCATTCAAGAGATTTCGTTGATTCTATGCTCCAAATTAATGAAAAATTATTTATGACAAATTTCAACAAATACAAACATCTTTTACATGGGGATAATCAGTCCCTATCAAATTAGCAAAACTTACAAAAAAAACAACTTTTGATATTATGAAACCAAAATCACAAAAGGCTGCAATATTCAGCCTATTAAACTCAGGGATTAAACTTGACCTGATGAAAGCTTTTAAACTTACTGGCACTATGAAATTAGCTGCAAGAGTTAGCG